CAATTATTCAATTCTACTAACAGTGAGTAATTATTCACAATTTTTATTTTTTACTGTAGGTATCTTTCAATTCATATTGGGAAGGCTGATTATTTGGAATTACTATTGCAATTGTGTAATAATTTACAGCATCTTCTGATCTTTGAATTTCGAATCTATTTAAATTTGATTCCATTAAAGTTTTCCAACTAATAAACTTATCCCCGTTAATGCTCCTTGTAGCTCTAAAATAAGAAAGTACTACTGGCATTGCGCGGCATTTAGAATCATCTGGATGTTTGCAGCAATAGGATGTATTGTCATCGCCTTCAGAAGAGCCATCTAATACACCGTCGCCTGAATTTTTTACAATCGTTATTGTATGATTAATTGAATTAGGCGAAATTTGTTCAATTTCTTGATAAGGTGCTACGTAAGATACAGTACTATACGTAGTAGAGTCATTATTATCGATTACTGCTAACCTATAATAATGTTGGGAGTCCTTAACTGTTATAAAATTGTTGGTGGTTTGACATGGGATTTAATAATTTCTCGGTTATTTTTTAATACCCTATTCACCCTAATACAATAATCCTTTACTTCAGAATATTTTTTATTTAAATATCGAATGTAAGAAGCTCTATTATGAATATGATATGTTTTAAATATATAATCCTGATACAATTTATAGTCCTCTACTGATCTCATCCAAGTATCATACATAGCATACTTATGAAATTCTCCAATAGCTTTTGTTTTTCTCTTTTTTGGAAGTCGCATGCCAAATACATTGTGATTAATTGTGGATAATTTGCTCTTTAAATCCCCAGATTCCAACATACATTGGGCAAATACCAAATCTGGATATTTAATTCCATAACTTTTTATTGTATTGTACGCATTTTCTTTATTCATGGGTAAAGCAAACATGTGTAACATCAGTACTAGATTAAGCATAACTACTTTTTTTAATTAAAAAATTATTTTAGATTTACTCCATCGTAAACTAAAACGAAACCAATCCTATTAACAATCCAATATCTGGCGGCGTCTATCACATAGAAATACCATCTCTTTTTTTGAAAGAGATTTATTTTTAAAGCAACCGACCCAGACATTCCGAGATGTTCAACCAATCTTGTTGCATGATAACCATCAGTAAATGCGACGAAAACACTAGAAGATCCTATAAATTTTTCACCATTTGATTCTACACCATTTTTCCACTTATTAGTCCAACTTATGGCTGGATTCCAAAATTTATCGTTGGCGTTTGGAAAAATTTTCTTGAAATTTGAGTATCTATACTCTAGAGTTTGATTCAATCCATCCGCCATTCCGGAAACAAACATGGCAGCAAATGATGGCACTTCTTTTTTAGATAAAATTTGTGAACTTACACAAATTGGAAGTAATAAAAATAGTAGAATTTTTAATTTTATCATAGCCTTTATTAAATTTTGTCTAGGTAAATGTAACAATCATTTTATAAAAGTAGAAATTTATTTTTCAAGTGTTATTAAAAATGATTAACAGACACAGAACCATCTAAATGCACCAATATTGCAGATTTATTTTCTACCCAATCACCACTATTTAAATAATGATATCCAGAAATACTTCTGTCAGAGGGAGAATGTATATGACCGCACATAACGCCTTGACAACCATTGTATTGAGCCATTTTTATTGCTGTTGATTCGAAATCGTTTATATAATTTAAAGCCGCTTTAACTCCCGCTTTTATTTTTTGAGATATCGATTGGTAAGATAATCCCCTCCAAGCTCTGTATTTATTGTACCACCTATTCAACCAAAGTGCAAAATCGTACCCAATGGATCCCAATTTTGAAAGCCACTTATATTTTGTGATGAATACATCTATGACGTCTCCGTGAAATATATAATACCTATCGTTAACAAAATGATCAGAATCCGCCCACCTCTCGACGTTAAGAACATAATCTTCGACGATCTCTATACGACCGAAACAAGACCCAACAAAATCCTTCAAAAAATCATCATGATTTCCCCTAACCCATATCACTCGAGTGTGATTGGACAATTTTAAAATTTTTGATATAACTTTAGTGTGATGTTTTTTCCACTTTGCTCCTCGATTGATCGCCCAACCATCTATAATATCCCCATTAAGAATCAATAATTCTGTTGGATTTTCTTTTAAAAATTTTACAAATTCCTTTGCTTTTGAATCCTTAGTTCCCAAATGAAGATCGGACACTATAATGGCTTTGTACATTTAGGATTGTGTTTTCTTTGTTATGGTTATTTCGTTGTCCCCTGATTTCTTAAAATCGTATTTGGAGCGATCAACATATTTACTAAGTATTGCTTGATACACTCTGAACCTTTTTGAATCGTGATCCATTTTTTCTCGATCTTCTTCGCTTTTGGATGCCTGTATTTTTAATTTTTTTATCTTATTATCAAACTTACTCAAAAAGTCCTTCACAATATCAGAAACCGTTGATATTACGGCTACTGAATTGCCTTCGTTAGTCATAGAGCTTGGATCTGATCCCCATGGGGCAAATGTTACCAAATAAGTGCCGTCTTCTTCTGGATCGAATATAACTAAGTAGTCTGTACCGGACTCGGTTTTAAATTCATAAATAACTTTTCCGCTATTCATTTCGCCTCTAGATCTCCACTTTAATGGTCGATCCAGTAATTCTTTTAATAAATTAGTTAGTCTTATCGTTTAATACCAATAATCAAAATCTTGTTTAAAAAAATCATCATCATTTCTATTCAACCAGCAATCGAAAGCCAATTGTATCATGTACCAAACACCCTTATTCTCAAATCTTCTACTAAGAGTAAAAGCCGAAACATTGATGACTTTAAACTTTCTAGGTTTGATCTTTGAGCTAAGGTGGTAGTCTTCTGCAATTTTATCATCTTCATTAAATCCCCCCAATTTTTTAAATGTTTGAGTTTTAAACATCATAAATCCCCCTATGGCGAATGGTTTAGTTTTAGAACTCACCCACTGAATTACATTAAATATTTTATAAATCCAATCGTATTTTCCGTCTAAGGTTTTAAACTTACAAGTTACCAAATCATAATCTCCACTCACTATGACCTGTAAACACTTATTTAAGAGTGAATTATCCTTTAAATAAATGTCAGCATCCATAAAAAGAATGTAATCAGTTGATACATTTTTTGCACCACTGTTTCTTGCCACAGCGGGTAATCCACCGGGAACCAATGTTATCCTTTCTGAATTAGCTGAAACGTATTTCTCAAGAATTGATAGAGATTCTTTTTCATAAGAAGAATCAGCAATCACCACTTTAAAATTCAAGTCCTGTTTGAATAACAGATCAAGAACTTCAATTACTGTGTTACCTTCGTCTTTACACGGAATTACTATGGTAAGTTTGTCATTCACTCATATAAATATCCACTTTTATACGGGAATCTTAATCCTACAACTTACCAATTTACGTATTTTGTAATAGAGTACTCAGTGCTGAGGCAGTTAGTGTGCCTGTGTGGCGATTTGTTACTACACCCGAAGAATTCACTGATATTATGGTGGGAATGGAACTAACATTATATTGTTTAGTAACTTCAGGAGAAAGATCTACATCTATGTAACTAACATGCACTCCTAGTGCTTGGGAAACTTTTTCTACTAAAGGCTTAAAAATTTTGCAAGGGGCGCACCACTGAGCGCCAAAGTACAATACTTGATTCATTTTTTAAAAAATTTTATAAAATCCTGTTTTAATTTTTCGGTAAATATTTCCACTTGCTCTTCGTATCGTTTATTATGAAGTTCCACTGAAACTTAAGGACACCATTGAAATGAAGCTTCTTTAGCTGTAATCTGATTTTCAGTAACAACCACTCCAGGTTTAACTTTAAATTCAAAATTTCCTTGCACAATCAACTTTCCTTTTTCAACTACTAATCTAGGTATAGTATTACTATTTAGTCTAGATATCATATTATTAAATATTTAATTTTTATTAATCCCACCAAGAACTTAAATGTTGTTCCAATATTTTGTACAGAAGTTTGTTACACCTATCCTGATTATAAAGTCCTACGTAAAAAGAAAGCGTTTCCAAATCATTAAAATCTTTTTCCGGATATATTTTTTTGATCTTTCTTACTGCACTAGGATATTTTTTGAGATAACCACTAAAATTCTCGCTCTTCAAATTAATTTTAAGTTCTCTTAAATCATGCATGTCTTCTACCGGAGCGAATTCAATTTCAGAATCTTGGTAATCATATTTTTCCATTGAATAGTAATCGCAAAGTTCCCGCTCAATGAGATTGAGCGCAAGCGTCATGTATTTGTTATTAACACTCACTTCTTTATGGCGATTTTTGCTGACCAGATAATTCCGTTGAAATTCAATCTTTTTTTGAAGTATTTTAAGTATAAAAGAATGATCCCAATTCCGATCACTCCAAATTGTGGGAAACCACCCTACTAAATTTTTTATACGCCTCAAAAATTCAATCACTCTCCAATTAATAAAACGTTTCCAAGTTTTTCTTTCCCAAGCTGAATCACTCGGTAGTTTTAATTTATTATACTGTTTCATCGTTCTTTGATTTTTTAATGTATTGGTACAAATCCAACAAAGAACCTTCAAAATTTTCCATTATATAAATTAACTCTTGCCTATCAATGTTAAATGTTCTACGAAAATCAGAATACATTTTTTCGAAAATTTCCTTTTCGTGTTTAAAATAATCTTTGTTTAATCGTCTAATGCGTTCTAAAAATAATTTTCTTATTTCGTGTTGTTTTGTGGGATCTTTAACTCCTTCCAATTTATCTTCCATCAAATAGAATTCGTGTTCCATTTGATACAAATAATCCGAAGGATCGTAATCGCCGTGCTTTATTTTTTCGTAAAGAGGCGTTTTTTTATCCAGCTCTTTTCTAGTTTCGTACCTTCTCCACCAATAGTATGGGTTATAACTCTTCTTGGTCAGTCTAGACAATTGGGATTCCAAAAATTCCCTACTACAAAACGCTTGCATAACTTTATTTTTTGTAAAGTACAAAAATTTTCCTTACCGTAAAAAATTATTTTTCTAGTAGACTATAATGTTTTGGATACAAATGCAAATTAGTTATGAAAAAATGCATTTGACCGATACTATGACCAGTCTTTTCAGAAATTAATTCCATCAATTTTGCAAAACAATACTGGTCATTTCCGAATCCGTACCAAAGATCTATTGATCTTGAGAATACGGTTAAATTTAATAAATTGTTCTTTATATAAAAATTTAAAACTACATTACACGGGGTATCGTACTTGTAAATGTCTAATTCATGAAGCAAATAATGAACAATTATTGCACGTCTGGTATCTGGATTTTGTTTTAAATCAGTAATTACTCTATTCAATTGGTTATTATAATTCCAGAAGCTTCCATAATTGCTCACTACGTTTGTGGTACCCGGAATCATCATATTTTTCCAAATTTTGGCATGCTCTGAAATTTCCTTTGCATCTCTATTGCCGGTCATGTACCAATCGAATTCGAAATTTGCATAATCCGCATTGAATTTTCTAATTGGAGTGGTTATAATTTTATCACTTGGATCAGATAAAGAAAACGAACAGTTAAATAATGCTTTTGTTCCCGCAAAATCTTCTCCAAAATCCGCTACTTTTTTATACAGTGATTCGAACGCATTTGTTGCGTTTTTATAGATCATACTTTTCTACTTTTACAAATTGAGATAAAAATTCAATACTACCGTTATCACGTTTAAATAATTCAGAATAAACCACCCTTATTATTCCTGATTGAATTATTAATTTGGCACAATCTATGCATGGGGATAATGTGGAATAAAGAGTAGATCCTTGAACTGCAATTCCTGATTTGGTGGCTTTTAGTATGGCGTTAGATTCTCCGTGAAGAACGTGAGGTTTTGTCACTAGTTTATATCTACCGAAATCATCCACCAAAGGCCAATCCTCCATAGTTTTTTCTGGGTGTAACGAGTTATCCGAAGCTTCGTACATGTAAGCCTTTTCTTCGCAATCATTGTCCATGCCATGAGGAGCTCCGTTGTACCCCATGCTCAAAATATTTTCATCTTTTACTAGTATGGATCCTACTTTAACCCTAACGCAATAGGACAGCGTTGATATTTCTTTTGCGATGTTTAAGTAAACACCATCAAGTCTTTGCTGCTTATTCATCTTTTTTAAATGTTCCGTTTTCCATTTTTCCCTTCCTTTTCGCTATGACCGCGTAAGCCGAGTTTATGCAATTTTCTATGTTATAGCCTTTGAGTTTGGCCAAATTAGTCAAAACCACTACGCAATCCCCAATGGCATCTACGAACTCTTCTTCATTTTGCTTTAAAATGGATTCAGCTAGCTCTCCCATTTCCTCCATTAATTTTACGTACTGAGTTTTTGAATCACCCTTGGAATAAATTCCTTTGTCTTCAGCCCAATCTCTTATGGGTTGAAATTCATTTTTTAAATTCATATTATTTCCTCTATTATTTTTAATTTTAATGCTTCTTCTGAATCAATGTACCAATCTTTTTTAGCGTCGTAACACCTTCTAAGTTGATCTTGGGTAATTTCAGTTTTTTTCAAAACATAATCCTCCATGATCTTTTGTATTCTAACTGTTTCAACCAAATCGTCTTGCGTGTCTTTAACCTTTCCATGAAAACCAGTGGAAACTTGGTGGTACATAAAAGTGGATTGCGGATAACAAAATCTCTTATGACCGCTTATTGATATCCAAAACGCAGCGCTCATTGCGCAGCCAACAACTATGGTGTGAATTGGAATTTTAGATCGATCTATCACACTTACTAATCCCATAGCGGAATAAGCCTCTCCACCGTAAGAGTCAATGTACAATTGAATGGGTTTTGGTGCATAAATCAAATCACTAACTTTCGCAAGTTTCATAAGTTGATTATCGTCCTGAGTTATGTCCAATATTTCTTTAATAATCGCATTAACGCTATCCTGATCCACTTGCTTGGCCAAGTGTAAAATTCTATTTTTTGGTTTTAGCTCCATATTTTAATGTGAATTTTTGTGTTGGGCAAGTAAAAATCTTTGTTATTAAATTCTTTCATGAATCTGTCTAAATTTAGTCCAGCGTAAGTAAAACACTGACCCCTAGATCCGGAATTAAGAACCTTTTTTTCATTTGTTATAAATTTTATTCTCCCTATCGTAAAAGCTTGATAGTATTTTGTTAGGGGTAAATTCCACTTAGTGTCAGTTCCCTGATTTGTTAAACAAATGAATTCTTTTACGTTTCCAGATTCGTATTCACTAATCAACTTGTTAGTGAATTTATTAATCAATTTACTCGAATATGGCGGATTTAAAAAACAATTTTTACAAGTCCACGATTTTGTTAAACTATTGTCCTCTTTTGTGTAAAATGTTTTAGCACCTATCCAGGAATTTGATATGATATTAGAAGCAGGATCCAAATCTATAGATTCTCCAAAAACCCTTTTTACTTTTTCTATTATGTATTCGGGTGTATACCACTCATCATTTTTGTTCATCGACTATGCCTTCTGTTTTAAAAAATATTGCCATGTGAGCCACTTCTCCAGTAGGGGAACCGTCCTTATTAATTATTTCCACTGTGTTATAATAATAACAAGTTTTATATCCCTCGGCTTCTTTTTCCGCTAAAAGATCAAAACTAGCTTCCCTAAGAAAAGAAAATATAATGAATGGAATTGTTTACACTTTGCCTGTCTCTTCATCCAACCATCTGTGATGTCCGTGATGATCATTTACTAGTATTACTTTAATTGTTTTCGTATTTTCCTGTACCGTTACAAAATTCGCAAATTCTCAAAGAAGCATTCTTTGGATCCACCCAACCACCAGCACCGTTACAAGCCCAACAAACTCCTAAGGCCTTTTTCAGTAAAAAGAAAACAACAATTAAAAGAGCAAGGGCAGCAGATATTAAAGTTATGATTTTTAAAAATTTAATTTGTTCACTTGATAATTTTGGACTCTTTAACGTTATTAACTTTTATCCAACGAATTACCTCAAGCATTCCGTGATAGTAAGAAGCATCGGTCAGTTCTATATCCTTTAAAACTTCTTTTTCTAAATCGTTTATGTCCTTCCAATTAAGAACTACGCAATCTTTTGATTCCATTATTTTAATATTTTATCTGAATGTTCGAGCTGTCTTTGTTTTTCTCCTATCTTTTTCCTTCTCTCCAATTTTTTGGAAACTGAGATTTCTTTCTTCTCTATTTCCTCTTCTTGTTTCTCAGTAATGTTCCTTGAAACTGTCTTCCACTCAGATTTTGGAACGAATTCCCATCTACTTCCCACCATTTGATTTACTTGCTGATCGGTGACTCTAACGATTTCGTTAGTCTCCCTGTTTTTGATACACTTCATTGGTTGTTTCCTCCGTGTTTTGTTTTAAATTTGAATAATACTTGTCCAAAGATGCCATGTAGGCCATGGCGTCCAAATAATTGTCCTTTCTGTAATTCCAGGAAGCTCTGGACAGCTTAAGAGCTATCAATACGTTGTAGACATCGACAGTGGATATGTCCTTCTTGGAGAGCTCAGATGCAATCCTGGCAGTTTGTTCCATACCCTCTTCAAATGGACCGTAAAGCCTTTCCTTTTCTTCCGCTCTTTCGAAAACTATGTTGTGCGCCTGTTGTAGTATACTTTTTTCTTCCATTTTTTAATTAAGGGATTTTATAGCATGAATCCTTAAGATTGGGTACCAAATATTTTTACACACTTTATCAAATTCATCAAAGCATATAAATCTAACCATGGGACCTTCAAAAATAACCTTAGCTCTTTCTACAAGAAAATGTTCAGGACTGTCGATAAATAATATACTAAAATCTGATTTTTTTAATTGTTTTTCTTTTTCAGTTGACATATTTTTATTTTTTATGATCTTTCTAAATCTCTCATATCGCCCCACTCTCTTTGAGAATCCACGCTTTTCATGTCAATTTCAACCACCCTCTTTTCTATTTGTGCGTCTGCTCCTACGTTTATGAAGTACGCTCCCGGTTTGGCTCTCTCTTTAAAGACTTCAAACGCTTTTGCATCGTAGGTGGCCGTTGTAGGAAACGGTGGTAATTTTTCAGGTTTTACCGGTTTCAAAAACGGAACTGTCGCACTTTCCACTATAGCCCTTCCGATCTCTCCGCTCTTTAAATTTCTTGCTACCGCGATGCCGTAAGGAATGGCGTTCGGCCAGCCAATTTCAAGTCCACGTATCATGGTACCCGTAGAAACTGCGCACCAAAATTCCGGTGGTTCTTTTAGTCCGTGGGCAAAGTTAACTATTCCAGCTGTAACAGCAGGAATTCCAGAAAGCCCAAAGTTCAAGTATTGAGCTCCGTGTTTTTCCGCCCACCTTTTTGCGTAAATGTTTATAGTTGGCATCGCGGGAGTTTTAACGAACCTGAGTTCGGCTCCGTAGGCTATTACCACCGCCTGGTGCTTTGACACTTCCTTTGAAGCCGGAGCAAAAAATACGGCTTTCTTACCGTATAATTGCGCCAAATTTGCGATTGCTTCAGGTGCGTGACCTACCCTTGGCGCCACGTAAACAAATGTATCCAGTGGACACTCTGCTATCACTTTTTCGGCAGCAAACGCTTTAAATCCGGCGAGAGATTTATCGCATCGAATTATAAATTTGTCCTCAAATGGTTCAACCACCGGGGGTGGCATTTTTGATTTAAACCCGTGACCATACATTTTTAAATAATACTTCTTTGCCTCGTGATAGTCCATTCCTTCTGGAAGGTCTTTATTTGAAGTATCCGTCGTAATTTCAAATCTCATATTTTTTATTTAAAAACAGATAGTATTATTATTTTTATTTTTACAATTTTCAAAATGCCATTGTTTCATTTGATTTATCGCCCCTTCTTTATCACAATAAGGACAGCATACTTTCTTTCTGTTTAGCGCTTTATATTTCATTTTTTTCTGAACATCTAATCTTTTAGCTGGATTATTTATACTTAGCCCTCTAAGTCTTCTAGATTCTCTTAAATCGTCTGAAATATTTTTAGCTTTTTCACTCATTATTTTTTTAGTTTCTAATGAATGTTTTTTTCCTCTGTGAATTTTAGACATGCGATCTTTCATTTCGTCTGACCAAAATTTATTTTTCATATAGCTAGAATGTAAAATAGAACTTTTTATTTTGGCGTATTCGATTATTCTACTACTAGGCACATATCTAACTTGATTTTTATCTTTTACACTGCACAACATGCTAAATGCTTTTGCTAACTTATAATTCTCAGGATAAATTTCATGTAATAGCCAATGGCATAAAAAATGTTCTCTAGCGGTTAATAAAGCTATATTTGAATGATCGTATTGAGTAGGCCATCCTGTTCCTCCTAAACATTTTGGAACTATATGATGACCTTCATAATACTCTCCAAGTTTTTTTTTATTTTTTCTAATATTTAATTCGTTCTTTGCTCTTTTACAAATATCTTCGTAGATTTTTTTATAATTCATAGTTATTTCATATACTATAAATATTCATTAACCTAAGATTTCATTTAAAAACGGGTAATATCGAGGTTTTAAGTGAACAGATTGGCGACTTTCTAATATATCCAACATTTTAGTTCCGTCTAAATCAATCCAATCTTCTGGCCAGGATATATATTTCTGACCTGAATTTCTTATTATTTCTACAGCTATTTGTCGTATCTCCATTCTCTCTTCTCTAGTTCCAAAGAATGGTTGTTTTTTATACAATCTAGTTCCAGAAATTTTTCTAGATTCGTGTTCTATTGGAAGTGGTTCAACTATAGTATTATTTTTCAATCTCCTGGAAAAATCAACATATCTACCAATTAAATCTTTAGTTGCATCTTTTGGATTCACTTGTCTCATTAGATGGAATCTAATATCGATATTCATAAAATAAGTAGTAGTTTGATCAAACCTGCTGTTAATCTCTTCCGCTGATTCTCTTCTTAAAAATCCATGTAAAGTTCTTCCAGTCGTGAAATCCAAAGAATATCCAGGTCTCCAAACGGACAGCACATGAGAATCCCCTATCACACCTAACTTATTCTTCATACCGTGAGAGTAAAAAGTTTCGTACCAAGCAATGTCGTGCACCTCGGGTAATTGTAAATTGGGTATTTTTAATCTCCTGTTAAATAGTTCAAAATCAAACATGGTGTTTGAAAAAAGTATTTCGCCCGGGTAGTTTGCGATCGCTTTCATTTTTTCGTAATGAATTGGCTTTGGACCCCCTGGGATATTAAAAACTCCGGGCACAAAATTCACTCCCTCGCAAACGTAAAGTATGTCGTAATCTTCCCAATCACTGGGATCTGGATTGACTGCAACATCATCCAATGGGTACTCGTCTCTTAACATTTTGGTTTGAATTAAACCGTACCCACCGCCATGCGAATTTAGGGTGGTACCAACGGGTCCCATCATGGAAATTAATCCTATTTTCATAACTGCTTATTAAATATAAATGTAATTAAACGTTTTCTATTTTGGAAATCTATCTTTTAAGTAAAATCAAAAAAAGGGGGTGCATTGTGCCCCCCTTAAAATTATGAATTTTTTACATTCCCATCATGGGATTTACTGATTCTTTTTCGTCCTTCGATTTCTTTTCAAAAATTACGCTTTCCGTGGTTAGTATGGTCCCAGCAACTGAAGCAGCGTTCTTCAATGCGGTAATTACCACTTTACATGGGTCTATCAACCCCTCTTCTATGGAATCGACCACCTTTCCCCTTTTTGCGTCGTAAGTAGCGGATTTTTCGTTACCAGTTGAAGAATCTTGATCTAAAACTTTTTGTGCGATCTCGTACCAATTTTCCCTGCCTGTGTTTGCGAGTATGGTTCTAAACGGAGATTCGCAGGCTTTTTTGACAATGTCGTGAGCAATGGCCTCAGGACCAATTTCTGGACTCAATAAAGTTTGAACAGCTTTGTAAAGGGCCATTCCGCCGCCCGCAACTATTCCGTCCGCAAGAGCTGCCTTAGTGGCGTACAGCGCATCTTCTACCCTGTCTCTCTTCTCTTTTATTTCAACTTCTGAGTTTCCTCCTACGTTAATGATTGCAACTCCACCCACCAATTTTCCAAGTCTTTCTTGCAATTTTTCTTTTTCGTAAAAAGAACTTGCCTTTTCTATTTGTTCCTTTATCTCTTCCGCTCTTTTGACTATCGATGCTTCTTCTCCCTTACCATCAACGATGGTGGTTTCCTCCTTGGAAATCGTTGCCAATCTTGCCTTGCCCAAAAAACTATCTAATTGAAGCGAAGTTAACTTGTCCAATTTGTGGCCTTTGTCCTTTGATATTACTTGACCCCCCGTAAGAATTGCTATGTCCTCCAAGATCAAGGTTTTCCTCTCTCCAAAATCGGGTGCTTTTACCGCGCACACTTGCACGATTCCCCTCATTTTGTTTACTATCAGAGTGGCAAGAGCTTCTTCTCCTATGTCCTCAGAAATCATCAAAAGGGATCTGTTCTCAGCGTTGACCTTGTTCAATACCTGCAAAAGTTCTTGCGCTGATGATATTCTGCCGTCGTAAATTAACACGTAGGGATTTTCAAGTCCGCACTGCATGTTTGTGTTATTGGTAACAAAGTAGGGGGATTTATAACCGCGATCGAATTGCATTCCCTCAACGACTTCTAAGCTAGTTTCACCTGATTTTGATTCCTCTATTGTGACTATGCCCTCGCGACCAACTTTTTCTATCGCGGTCGCTATTAAGTTACCCACCTCTTCGTCGTTATTGCCTGAAATGGTGGCAACTTGTTTGATTTGTTCTTGCGAAGATACTTCAACCGATTTGCTTTTAACTCCCAAAATTACTGCGTCAACAACCTTATCTATGGCCAATTTGATTTCGATCGCGTTTGTCCCCTGTCTTATGTTTTTTAATCCCTCTTCTACTATTTTCGTGGCCAATAACGTAGAAGTCGTGGTACCGTCTCCCGCCTCGTTTGCGGATTTTATGCTAACCTGTTTCACTAGGTTAGCACCGATTGTCTCTATCGGGTCCTCTAATTCACCAAAGGCCTTTGCGACTGACACGCCGTCCTTACTGACTCTGACCTCTCCGTATTGATCATTTATCAAAACAGTCCTACCGCCAGGTCCCAAAGTTGAACTAACAGCAGTGTTCAACTTAATTATTCCCGATAACAATTTTTCTTTCAATTCTTGTCCGTGGACAAATTGGGTTTTACTCATAATTTTTTTTTCTGTTTAATTTTTTATTCAATTTCTTTTCCTTCGATCTCATTTCGTTATCAACCACACAATAAATGTGATCGTGACCCTGCAAATATTGATCTTCAATATCTGTTGTTTCGACGTTACAAATGCTGCAATGAAATCTACTTTGCGTTTCTTTTTTTTCGATAACCCTAATTTTGCTCATGATTTTTAATTTTCAACCACGGCCAAAACTTCCGTGTCCTTGGTGATAAAATAATCCTCTCCAGCTACAGAAATTTTTGCTGTTCCCATTTTTGGAATGAGAACTTTTTGTCCCACGCTCAATTGAGAATCAACAAACTCCCCCCTATGCCAATTGTAGGTCTGACTTGTAGCGATGACTTCGCCCATTTCAGGGCGTTCTTTGCCTAAATCCGGGATGACTATGTTTCCGTAAGTTTGTTCTTGTTCTTCGATCGGTTTCAAAACAACGAAACCGTTTTTTGGGTTTAATTTACTCATCTTTTTTTTCTTCTATTAATGGTGTTTCTAAAATTGGAGTGGATTCGACCTCTATTTCCAGCTCCTGTATCCTTTCACAGAAATACAGAATTCCGTCATTTTTAAAGACATGATCGCTACCGGTGAATTCTTTGACACCGTCCACGTTTTTGATTGTCTCTTCTCTGTAGGTTTTTTTAACCAAAAAAAGACTATCGTTTACTCTTATAAAATTTTTTACAATCGAAAACATAACCGTTACTTGATGGGCGAATTTAAATTACCCCTTTAGGAGTTGTTTTGGAGTTTTAATGTCTATTTTCTTTACGTTTGGCTCTTTAGGCTCCGCCAATGGAAGAACCAATTTTAAAAGTCCCTTATCAAGGGAAGCTTCAAGTTTACCAAGATCAAATTTTGGGGCTATTTTCCAACCCAAATCGAATGAAGATTTTTTGATTCCCTTGTAGTGATAAGATTTTTCTTCCACTAGGGGTTTTTTATATCTGATGTGAAGTTGATCGCCATTAACTAATATTTCTATGTCGTCCTTTTCCAATCCAACTGCCGCGATCTCTAAAACAAGTCCGTCTTCAGACTCGTAAATGTCAGTCGGGTGAGAAATTTTTTGTGCGATCGAAGAAAAGTGAGAATCCAATTCAAATAGGTCCCTCCACAATAAATCAAAAGGACCCAAATCCAATGCTCTAATGGTCATGGTTGTTAAGTTTTGTGTTCCCTGTCGGTGAACGGTTAAATAATTATTTTTCGTAACCTTCGGCCCATCAAGTACCGGTTTTTATTCAATTATAAATATATAAAGTTGACAATCCAAAAAGAAATTTATTTTTCAAGTTACATAAAAAAAGGAGCTTTTTTGCTCCCCTTTTTTGTAAACCTTGCGATTAATTATTTTAGTATCTATTTCCGCAGTGCGGGCAGAATTTGTGAGATTCTTTTTTCTTTTTTGCCCCGCACTCAACGCAAAAAACAGAATTTAATTCATCGGCTGTGATTTTTTTCTGGGAAATTGGTAAAATTTTCCAAGTTGTAACGCAACGCGCATACAAATTGAACTCTCGACTCGACTGGCTAAATTGTTGACCGGAAATACTTCCCTTTTCCACAGTGCCTGTTTCTACGGTTTTTTGTCTCATAAGACCGTCTTCCGTAGATGATTTACTCCTTGCTTTACCCAGAGCGTATCCGTTCTGATTATAACCTAAGACGTTAGTAGAAGCATTACCAACTGAAATTGTGCTTGTGAGAGTACTATTAAGTGGGTTTTTATAAGACACATCTAAATTTAAAGTACTACCACCAGAAGTACTATAGAAAAAATCATTGGTGTAGCTTGGGTTAACTCCATTTAAATAATTGTGGAACACCCAAGGTGTGGATTGATTGTTGGGAGCTGCGTAATACGTTTCCTCATCGTAAAACTCTATTTGCAGTGCGTCGTTATTTAAGATGGCCCCATGAGCGACTGCGTCTTGTCCCACTTCATAAGTTTTAAAGACAAATTTTTTGTTGTCATCCAAGTACCTTTCTAGAAAAACCCTTTCACCAGGACGTACAACTATTCCACCGCCTGAAATGTATTTACCTTCTAGTTTAATTTTTGCCAATACGTGGGTTGAAAGGGGATTAAAAAGTTCTATTTCGAACTCTTCGTTGTTCGATAGATAGACCATATCACCGAACTGTTTTACTCTTTGCTTACGTTTTGTTACGTACGCCATTGGATTGTAGAAATCCAGTTTGTTTGTTTCTTTCATTTTTTGTTTCCTTATTTTAGTTTGTTATATAATTCTCTATTCGTTGGTTGTTTACTCCAACTCGAATGCTTAAATAGCACTAGAGCATTAATCACAAGGTTTTACGTCTATAAATATACAGTTAGTGACCCTCTTTCCAATTTTTTGCTATTGATGGTACTGCAAATAAAGGCACATTTAATTTTGTGGTATTTTCCATACAATCTTGAACTATTTTGGCCGCTTCTTCTCGTCTATCGTATTCAACTTCGCATATTATCTGGTCATGAACTTGGGCGCACACCCAACCATTTATACCAACTGATTTAAATCTTCTATTAATCGCTAGGGCAGCCCGATTAACTATAGAAGCCGATAGGCCCTGTATCTGTACATTTTTTGCGTTATTAAGACCGTTAACAAAATCCCTAGAAATATTTTTAATTGCTTGTTCGCCGTGACTGTAAGAGAGCTGTTTTTTGATGTTGTAATCAAGCATTGTATCCCCAATTTGTTCGTAAATGGCTTTAACTTTTGGTAAATGCCTTATTCTACCCACTTGAGTTTTTATGTAACCCAAAGTTCTAGCATCATTTTCAGATCTCCTCATCCACTTCTCAAGTTCTGGAAATCCTTTTAGGTAACTATCGACCAATTTTTTTGCTTCTTTGGTTGAAATTTCCAAATTCTTACCCAAAGCGTACGCTCCCATTCCGTAAGGTATTCCAAGAGCGTACGCTTTTGCTTTATTTCTTACTTTTGGTTTGTGCTTCCTTAAAAAGTTATCAGCCTTTTTATCGGGAGAATAATCGTACAATTTTTCGGTTTGAATTGCAATGGTTGAATAAAAATCCCAACCGTTCTTAAAAATGTCCATCAATCCATTGTCTCCGGATACGTGGGCAAAAACGCTTGGTTCAAGAGAAGCATAATCATCGTCTATGAATATATTGTGTTCGTCAGGAATGAAGAATGTTCTCACACGATTGTTGAATTCTATCACTATGGGATCTTCATCACCGTCCTCTTTAGGTCTTGGTAACTGCTGTGCATCTGACCCGTATCTTCCGGAAACTGTTCCATGTTGTTTGTAATAAAAATAGTATCTACCGTTTTCTTCTCCCTCTAAAAATCTTTCTATGTAAGTGGATTTAATTTTTAATAACTTATTATAAATTCTTAAATTTTTTGCCCACTCTTCTGTATCACCTATAATTTGTATCATGTCATCATCAAACTGGGGTTTTCCAGTTTTTGTAACAGATTTATATTTTATTCCAAGCGCGCCGAAGGCTATTTCACCCATCTGGTCTTTTGATTGTAAGTTAAACCATTGACCGTCGTTTGAATCTTTCCAAAGTTTTAATTGTACTTTTAAAATAGTGTCTTTATCCAGAATTTGAGGATCACCGTGCAATAAAAACTGTTTAAGCGAAGAATCTGGTATTCTTAATATGTTTGGATTAGTTATTGAATATTTGCCAGTGACTGCTTTTGGAAATTCTATTTCCATTTGGTCTATTAGTTCGCATGCGAACGCACCCCTATTGCTCGCAGGAAACGCACCCGCAGCTTTTATCATGATCCAGTGTTTGACCTCTGAGTAACTCAATAACTGTTCTATGACCTTCTTCCTGTGCTCCTCAAGAGCCACGGACACTTCATCTCTGGTCTTTTTAATTAAATCCATGTCCAATTTAACTCCCTTTTCCTCCATGGGTATAGTCACTTCTTTATAAAGAGGCATCACTTCGTCTATGAAAAAAAATTCTTCCAATCCCTGTTCTTTTAAATCCTTCGCAAAGTGATTGTATATTCTTAACGTCAAATCAGTATCTGCAGCTGCGTATTCAGAAAGTATTTCTATGTCCGCTTTCCAAATTTCGTAACTAGCCCTTGTAACAGTACCCCCATTCTTTTTTATGGATTCTTTAAGAGCAATTTGCTCTTCATTTGCAGCTTTATCCACATCCAAACCTAGCTCTGACTGTATCATTTTAGCTATGCTTTTCAAAGCAAATGGGGCGTTTGTACCAAATCCTGCCCCCTCTTCATTTACTGTGTGAACAAGGAGCATCGTGTCAGCATGCAAAGACGGTAACAAATCTACATTAAAATAATTTTTGATAAATCGAGTATCGAAAGAGGCATTATGCGCGATCAGTTTTTTTCCAATCAGCATTGTCAAAAGCTTCACAGATATATCGTAAGCTTTTTTCCCCTCTATATAAGAATCCTTTAATTCTCCGTCCGAATAGTACTTCGTGGGTAAATAATAACCATTTCCAGGGTCGCCTGAAATTGACCACCCTATGATTTCTCCCTTTCTTGGATTTAGGGATGTGGTCTCAGTATCGAAAGCGATAAGATCGTGCTCAGTTATGTGATGAGCCATCTCAATAACCAATTGCTTGGTATTAACAAGTGCGTAACTCTTTTCCATTAATATAACTCAATTTCCAGATTTGTAAGGAAACTTTTGATTTAATTTATCTCTTCTTCTTTCACAACCGCAATCTTGAATTCCAAAAATCCCTAAAAATTTTTTAAAAGCTTTATCAATTCCAGTTAATGATGTAAATCTTGCGATAGAATCTCCCAAACCACTAAAATCATTATTCCTTTTTTTGTGCGTCATCTTCCTGTTTTTTTGTCATCATGATGCTTGTCAGGGTTCTTGATGTAATCACTGAAAAAATAGAAATCTGTTCCCAAAGTTTTGAAATTTCTTTGTGTGCCCTAACAATCATTCCGTGTTGGTACACTTGAATGATTAATAACAAAGCAATTATCAATAAATAAAAATGTTCTACTGTCATGTATTAAATTTATTTAAAAATTCATTAACTTTAAAATTTAATTTGTAAGTAACTATTCGCAAGACACACAGTAGTTAAAATTTTTTGCAAAAGTACTTGCTGCGCTGGTATTGTGTTGATAGTAAAGGGATTTTATACCCATGCTGTGGGCCAAAAGCATAAGTTCGTTTACTTCTTTAGCCTTTGTGTCTGCCGTAATAAATAAATTTAAAGATTGTCCTTGATCTATGTATTTTTGTCTTTGAGCTGCTTGTACAATGATTTCTGTTTGAGAAATTTCCCTAGCGGTTTTAAACACCATTTTTTCGGCTTCTGTCAAAAAATCCAAGTGAAGAACACTGCCCTGTTGTTTTTGTATGCTTTCCCAAATTTCTTCAGTATTCTTTCCCTTTGACTCAAGCAGTTTTTCCAAAAAAACGTTTTTGATCACAAATTTTCCCTTTGATAAATCTTTGATCATATAGTTGCTCATCCATGGTTCTATACCTTGAGAAACTTGCATAATGAAAGACGAAGATGTGGTTGGTGCGATTGCTTGGGTGGTAGTATTTCTTCTTCCCAAACCTTTTGTCATTTCGCACTCTCCAAATAAATCCGCCAATTTTTTAGAAGCTGCCAAAGAATTTTCTTGTATGTTTCTTTGAATTTCTAAATTTATTTCTCTTGCTTGTAAACTTTCAAAAGGAATCATTTTACTCTGTAAAAGAGAATGGTACCCTAAACGACCTATTCCTAAAGCTCTGTGCTTTATAGCAAAGTTAGCCGATCTTTCTAAAAATTTTATTTTTGATGCCTTCTCTATGAATTCTGTCATAGCCGCATCAAGTAAAAAAGTAATTACTTCAACACAATCTGTGTCCTTCCAATCTTCGTAATAAAAATCATTTAACGAACCCAAATCGCACACAAAAGAATTGTCTACGTCAGAGGGAAGCATGATTTCCGTACAATTGTGTACTAATATATCATTAGCATAGAAATTATGATTTTTTTCAACAGTAATATCATAAACTGGTATTTTTATTTTTTCTTTTCTTATTTTTAATCCCATTTTAATTTAAAATTTGATTTATGTTAGTTAATGGTTTTTTTAAGTATATAAATCTTATGTTGTTTAATTTACAATACTCGATTGCTGAATCAATTTTAATTTGCTCATTTTCCTTTCCACTTTTACCTCTTATAAATCCTTTAATTTCCAATAGAATTAGTTCATTGTTTATCAAAATTAAAAAATCTGGTAAGTATGTTTTGCCATCTAATCTTCTTATATAGAAAGGTTCATACTCATACTGTATTTTATTGTTCTCCAAAAAATTTATAGTTGATAACTCCCAAGAACTTCTATAACGAATCAATGTTTTATTTTTGCAATGTTTCACTTTTATGTAACCAGTTTTGAAAAATTTAGTCTGACCCATATTTTCATTTCTAGTCATTGCAACAGTACTTATAATGCTCGCCGTCTCTGATGAAATAGAAACGTAATTAGTTTCATCAATTTCTACGTTTTCATACTTTTTAACAAAATCAGAGTGCAAAAGTTCGTTTGGATACTTTTTACTAACCATGAATTTTTTTATGCAAGAAATTTTATATTTTGCACTTTTTCTTACATCAGATAGGTGTTTACCGTACAAATTAATCACTTCTTCAACATTCTTGCCATTTATGTCTATTCCATGATTAGTTAAATACGTTTTTTTAAATTCTAAACTTCTGTTATGCTCAGCAAGTTTGTCTTTATGACTTTGGCTTCTATTCTCATGATACTTAGTAGACCACACCCTCATTTTATCTACCCAATCTTTTGTTTGTTTTTTTCCTCTTAGGGAACTTCCCTTCATGTAATTAACAAGATGTTTTTCCCATACAAAGTATCCCTTTTTGCTCCAAATTTTAACACTGTTGTTTATAGAATATTTTTCCAAAAAAGTTTTATAATCTAATACGCCTTTATGCATTAAATAGTTTAGAGCTTTACACACCTGTAAATCATCTTGTATGCTACTCTTTAAATAATCTATTAAATCTTTGTTAAAACAACTATAAAATTCTTCACTTTTTAATAAAGTAGATATCGATACTTTTTTGCGTCTTGATTTTTTCACTTGTCTTGATTTTTCCATTTATGATAAATATGAAAAAATCAAAGATGTGCACAGGCTATTTAAGTATTTTTAAAATATCATCTTCTTTTAAGTCTTTGGCCATCACATATCCTCTATTTACAGTATATACTTGGTGTTCCGGTGTACAAATTATACTCTTTCCTGTTTCCTCATCTTCTATAGTCAATACTTCAGCTTCCTTATTCATCAAAGCTCCATTTAGGATTTTTGTGAATTCAACCTCGTCTGATTCTATACAATATGATTTAACCAGTATCTCTTGTCCAGACTTGAATAACTCAATTGCAGTTTTTATATCAACTTTGTGTTGTTCTCCATCAAAAATAATAGTGACTATTGAATTCTCAGCAAGACACATTTGAGAAGCTTTTAAAACATTTTTACCCCTATAGACTTCGGGGGTCGATTCGTGATTGTTTGCATTATCAGTAAAAAATATATAAGGAAGCCCAGTTTCAAATTTTTTCTGTATTACTTTCGCCCATAACTTTCTTTTACTGGCGTCTCCTGCTTTCATTTCTTCTATCCACTTGGTGGAAACGCAAACCCCCCAAGTAATGTGTTGTATTGGATCTCCCTCTGCACGAATATTTAACCACTCTTCTATGTCTGGATGTTCTATGTCTTGATACCCTGAAAAATACCCGCGTCTTACTGATCCTTGATTCATTGATTGCGAGCATGCTTGAAACAATTCCAAAAAAGCTTTAGAACCATTGCTATGACCATTATTCTTAATCACGCTTCCTCGACCCCTTAAAGCTCCAAAATATCCAGAAGTTCCGCCTCCAAACTTACTCATGGTACCTATTTCCGCAACAGAACTAAGAATACTTTCTACGCTATCGCTTACATATACACCAAAGCAACTAATCGGTAATCCCCTATCGGTTCCAAAATTAGTCCAAATGGGAGTACTTAAACTTATCCAACCATTGGATATATATTTTTGTAATTTTTCGCTGTAACCAGGTACCTTTAAAATTTTCTCTGCTGAGTCTCCAATTATTTTTATTCTCTCTTGTACAGTTTGCCCAGGTAGAAGATAATCTTTTTCCAAAAAAGCTTTTGAATATTTATTTAACCATTTGATCTTCATCTATGAATTAAAATTTGTTTTATTATTAAAAAATGTCCGTTTCGGTGATAGATTGAGCCTTTTTTAAATAAGCAGTCGGAGTTTTATGAAAAAAATCAGTGTGAGTTTCAGAATCGCTTTCTACATCAAACCACTGTGATTCTTTAATTAAATCTTTGTCTATTTCAAATATAGGTGTGGCTCCAATCATTTTTAGTGATTCGTTAAACCTATTTTTAGTGAATTCCAAAACTACAGTTTTCGGTAAAAAAGAAAGTTCTCCGAGCTCAAATATCCAATCAATTATTTTTTCTTCTGCTGCGTATGCTTTTTTACAAGCCCTTTCTATAGTTTTGTAAAAATCCTCATTGAACCAGTCAGAATTCTCCTTTTTAATTAAATTGATTATGTAAGCTCCGGCCATTGCATGAAGTTTTTCTTCTTTCATCGTTGCCGCGATTACATTATCAATGCCTTTAAAAGTATTTTTTTGTTTATTAAATGATTTTAGTATGAAAAATTGACTGAAGAGAGAGCAATTTTCAACAAATAGGGAAAATAGCGTTAGGGTAAGTGTATAAAGTTCTTTATTATTTGATCCCGCGTTTTTTAAGTACTTATTTAAATAATCTATTCTACCCTGAATGACTGGATTATAGAGTAACTCGTCAAATGCTGTGTTAAAACCCAATAATTCGAGTACATGACTATAAGCTCTACTATGTCTGACTTCTGATTCTCCAAAAGTATTTCCTAAAGCGTCGAATTCTGGTTTTGGAAATTGATTGTATAAATTGCTCCAAAATCTCTTAACATTTACCTCTATCTGCGAAACTGCTAACATAGCATTTTTTACAGCATTTTTTTCTACCTTATTTAAATTAACTTTAAAATCTTGAACGTCGGAATCGTAAGAATACTCAGTATGAATCCAATAACTATGATTAATAGTGTCTACAAAATCGTACAACTCGGGGTATTCAAATGGTTTAAATGCTACCCTCTTATCAAAAATGGACATTATTTAAATTTTAATGTTTTTAAGCAATAGGCAAGCCATTAGAGTTACTAACTCTATTACGGACATGTAAATAAATTGTAATTTTTAATTAAGCAGACGGAATCTTACTAGTATTATTATCGCTTGGAATGAATCCATTAGACAATTTAGAAAGAGTGGCTGTAGTAACTTTATTGTTATTTTGAACACTTGGGCCCCCTGCATTAGCGGCCGCAATTTTATCCGCATATTTATCGGGTACAGCGGGTGGTCTAAAAGCGTCTCCCTTTGGGGACTTTTTAAATATATCTATTAGGAAACTCATGGTGTCTGTTTTGTTCTAATAAATATGACCCTTTAAGATAAAATTGATTGCTACTTTCCGATCAATTGAACAAATTTTTCGTTTAAATAGCTCTTTTCGTCTTGGGTAAACGAAGATTTGTTTATCATTTGGGGTTTACGATCAAAATTTTGGCCCGTATCGAATGTCAATTCTTCTTCACCCATTTCGTCATTACTCAATTCTATTTTCCCGTATCCGGTATTAACTTTTGCGCTGTACGTCATACCGTCTCCACCGTACCTGTTTTTCATTATGTGGATCCTGCCCGTGCCGTTGACCTTGTCCTGCCGCTTTCTTGACAAGGACATGGCAAAGTCCGCAATCATCATCTTGTTGTAGGATCCTGCAGCTTTGTCTCCCTCAATAACATCGTTATGGGCTCCAGAATTATGGCTGTACACTCCATTTGCAAAAAACATGTGGGTGTCTTCCACTGTTATGTCCACAGTGTCTGTGTACCCTATCAACTCTATGCTCTCTATCTCTGAAAGATCAAAGTCTTTCGAATTCAGTTCGTGTTTATTCATTTTCTTTTTTTATAAAGTTTTTACATTTGTTTAATATAGTATCTTTATTTTTTTATAAAAAGTTTGTTTCCAACTATCAAACCTGTAGCTATAGATTTTAACTTTCCATACTGAGTAGGTAATATATGATTAGCAGAGACATTTATTTCTTTACCATTTTTCAATCTAATTCTATAGGTAGGTTGTTTTTGAACCGGATAAACTTTAGTGACTTTTTTGAATCCTTTATGAGTTAATATCTGATCTCCAATTCTAATGTCTCCTATCCTAACTTTGCCATTTGGAGTTTCTACTTTATCGTCTACATTATGGCATCGGTTTACTTGGGATACTGTCCATATCGGCACTTTTAATTCCCTTGCCATTCCCTTTACCGCAGTATACACATCGTCTATCGCGTCTTTTGGATCTATCGATCTAGTCTTGCTCTTTAAAAGATCCACGTAGTCTATGATAACCAAGTCAGGTGGATACTTTAGGTCCCTACACTTTTGAATGTGAGACTCTATCGTGGCCGGCCCAACTTTTCCCATAGGATACTCTTTGATAATGAGCTTTCCTGGTAATTTTTCTATCGCTGCAGTAACTTTGTCCTTGTGCAAGTGAATTTGTTGAGCATCGATGCCCGTAAATATCGCATCGTACCTCTTACCTACGTAGTCTTCCGAGAGTTCTAACGTGTAGTGACACACTGTAAATCCTGCCTTAACTGCAGCGGCTCCCAAATTTACTAAACACCAAGAGTTGTGAGAAAGTATGCCGTTTGAATAGTAGCAGTGAACTTCATCAACAGACATGTCGTAAAGAACTTTGTCTTTTTTAAGATGAACTTTTTTTGTGATTTTTGTTATTCCTTTTTCTGTTGTCACTAAGTCCCCCACGTCCAAATCTTCAATTTTTTTCCACTCTTCGCCCACCTTTAACATGTGATGATTTGAGCTGGTCAGCGTTTTCCCGTTTGAAAAATAAGTTGTCACTCTTTTTTGTTTTTCAGTAGTAAACAAATTGACTATCTGTTTGTAGCCGTAAGGAGTCTTTACCTTTAAAGGAAAATTAATCAGCCTAACATTATTTGGCTTGGGCTCTATTGCCAACTTCATGAATAAATTTTCTATCGAAATTTTTCTTTGGACTTTTCTGGTCTTTAACATATATAACTTTTTACTCTATTTAATTCAAATTCTTTGTTTGAAATCCAATCATTCTCCCAAATTATTAAAACTTCGTATCCCAAATTTTTATAATGATTTATTTTTTCATTGTCTTTTTTCCAAATATCCTTTACGATTCCGGGTTTTATTTTTTCATCCTCTTTATAAAATGCGGGGTTAGCATGCCAATAATCTCCAAATATCTCGATTATAAATTTTTTATTGATCAATATATCGGTTATATAATGATCTATTGAAATATTGCATTCAGTATTTTCAAATAAATTTTTTATCTGATTAAAACAATCTATTTCTAACTTAGACCTACTATCTTTATAGTTTTCAAAATGCTTAACCCACTTTTTTGGATCTGTGTTTAAAATATGTTGCTTTAAATTTGCGCGTATTTGATCTATAGATTTTTTGCTGTGGTGTTTGCCTGTAAATTTTAAAGATTTTGAACTTCTAACAGATTGAATTTTACTAACTTGAAAAATTGATTCTTCATGAGAAAATCCCTTTTTCATCCAATGTTCTATACAAATGGGTGATGCCTGTTTCTGTTTTATAGAAAGCAAATCTTTTTTTAGTAATTCGTCCCCTTTTGCCTGTTTGTCTATTCTTGATAAAAAAAACGATCTTTGAACCTCTTTTACTTTACTTTTGGCATCTTCCAAACTAAAACCTCTATAGACCCAATATTCTATAGTTCTATTACTATGGCCCGTCATTAATCTTGATTTTGGATATAATTTTTTATATTCTTTAGTCTTTAATGAATGACTGTCTTTTAGATGATTCTGCAAATTGTACTTTTCTAGATGGCCACATATTTCACAAATTAATCCTAATTGCATAATATTTTAATTTATTATAAATATCATCCTCCTAGTTTTTGGGTCTCAACAAATTCAAAGAAATTTTTTACTTCGTATCCCCACATGTGCATTCCATCTATATTAAACTCCGCAAAAGAATCGAACCAAATAGTCGCTGTCTTTCCTTTATTATTTACGTCAATTCCTATTTCTTCGTACTCTATTTCTATTATAGAATTTGGTCCAATGCACTTTCCTCCTCCAGGATTACCGAATATCAATCCCAAATCTCCTACGCCAAGGCCCCCCATCAATAGTTTATTTAAATTTTCCCACGGTGTTGCAACCGGCGATCTTTGATCCGTTCTATACCTTGTTTCCATATCTTTTTCGTACTCGTGACCTATTGTTTTGTCTTGGCCCGCCTTCGCTGCCGTATTTACTATGTGACGAATGTCCTCGTATTCACCTCTTTCCAACAATTTAACAGACTGCAATATCGCATTTTTTAACTGTTGGTTCCTACAAAAATTAGAAAATTCCTGCTCCACGTATTCCCTATCATCGTTTGTGGCTTTAAGTGATTCTTTAAGTTGGTCTATGACACTAACCTTTAAAATTTCGTTGTCTATTTTTTTAACTTCGACTTGTAACGATTCTGTGGACGGCGTAGTATGATATTTTTGGTAATACCTTAAAGTTTCAGACACAATCCACTTGTGAGCAGGAGAATCAAACATTTCCAAATCCAATACATCGTTTACGTTCTGCAAAAACTCTTTATGTTTTAATAAACTCGATAAAACCTTAATTTGAAAACCGTTACCGTAACTTTGTAAAGTATTTAGTACTGCCATAATTTATTTACATTTTATAAGTAACAACTGTTACTTTGCAATCTACCAATTCAGTTTTAATAATATTTTTAATTTTTTCCCAATCCCCTCCTGCCAAACCGGCGCCAATTTTAGGAAGACCTATGTGTTTTCCTGAAAATCTTAAATTTATCTTCCTCATGCACAATGTCAAAGCTTCGTAGTCAAATGGTTTTAATTTAGGTCCAACTAATCTTTGTGTATAAGAATTTACAACATATACTTTTTTATCAGGTTTTACTGGTATAAGCTTGAAATCTATTTGTCCCAATTTATTTACATCTCCAGCGGTAGAAAGCTCTTCCAAAGGAAATGTATTACAACCGAAAGTTCGAGCCATCATTACGGCTATTCCTGCTCCCATATTGCACAAACAATTACAACCATGAGTTATCACGTCAAAATTTCCTTCTTTTGCTAATTTAATTAAATCTCCCTCTATTTCTTGATACATTTTATTTGTATTTTTCCAATTCGTTAAATTTATCAAAAAGCCACAATGTCAAATTATTGATGCTCTTTCCCAAATCATCCTCTTCGTAAAGTTCAGCAAATTCCCTCGGTCTAAAAGATTTATGGGGATTTTTAAGTACATGATCTATCGTTATAACAGAATCTTCAGGAATGTTTGGATTTTTTAGGTCCATTAGCTTTTCATTAATGAACAATTGATTTTTAAAAGCTAGTATTTTTTCAAACATAGATCCCTTAGAAATCTCTGCCTTTTCAATAACTTCTTTTAGAGTAAAAATTTTATCAAACGAAAGTTCTGGATAGTGTTTCAAAAGAGTTTTTTGACCGAGTCCTCTGACTCCGGGAACGTTATCTCCACTATCGCCCATTAATATCTTCTCCATTAAAAAATTCTGTGGCGTCACTCCGTACTCTTCTACAACTTGTTTTGGTTGATAAAACTTTTTCTTTATGGGGGAATACACTGTAATTTTATCGTTCACAAGTTGTAAATAATCCCTATCGCTAGAAACTATCGTAACTTCCCCAGGCAATTTTCCAACTAAATATCCTATCACATCATCGGCTTCTATTTTGTCAACAGACAAAAGATCTACCGGCAAGCACTTCAAATAATCTATTAGTCTTAGAATTTGATTTGTTATGGATTCAGCCTCTTGTTCTTGATTGTCAAAAAGGTCCCAATTTGTGACTCTGCGATAACCCCTATTTGCTTTGTATTCTGGGTATATGTACCTTTTATTTGTTGACCCACCCTGGCCATCAAAGACTAGAATGACCCTGGTGGGCCTAACTAAATTTATTGCATAACCAAGGGATTTTAAATATCCGGTCAATCCCCCAATGTGGTGACCGTGTTTATTAACGTGATTGATTATTGCAAAAGATCTTATGAAAGAATTCAAAGAGTCTATGATTAGAACCCTATCGTTAAGCTTTAATGGATCTTTTTTATCAATCGATGAATCCTCTTTCAAGGATTTCAACATTTCTTTGTATCTGTCTTCCATTATTCGTTATCTAGTGGATCAAAAATTTCTTTAATGTCTGTATCCTCTTCTTCTACCACATCAAAATCTTTAGATCCTAAAACTTGTAACCACTCTTTGCTGTGTTCTTTTTTGTATTTATCAAGATCCTTCTTATCATCCTTTATAAATCCATGGACGGTCATAATAAGTTTGCCTGTAGCAGTAACTCCGGTTATGTGATTTTTATCGCAAGATAATTTGGTCCTCTTTGCAAATTCTACCTCTTTACCATTTTTTGTGGCTTTTATTTTATTAGTTCCTGGATTTGTAACGTTTCCAAAAGTGATTATTAGAGACGAATCAAAATACATGGTATCGCCCCCTTTATTTTTCATTTTAGGTTGACTCATTATGGTCTCAGGTTTTGCAACCCACACTTTATTTATAGCAACAAACGTATTGGTATACTGTTGGCTTTCTTTTCTGGACATCACTATCTTTTGATTCACAAAATTTCCGAACTGTTGAGACATTGCGCCCGCATTCCATTCGTTATTATTCTTATTTGACTCTATTGACAATCTGCAAGGGATAGAACCCACAGAATCCCAAAAAAAGCACAAATCGTAGGGCAGATTTCCCTTTTTCTGTTCATCCAATATGTCCAAAATGAAAGCAGATACATCCTCAATGCACTGAAGTTTTTCCCGGTCAATGTATATGAAAAATCCATTGTAGTCGGAAATTACTCCGTCTTCGTCAGGAACTTCATTAAATTGTAAACCCATTTGTCTTGCGTGATCCCAACTCCACTTCATTTCGGTAATAATGAACACCGGGAGTACGTTCATTTTTTGTGCTTGTACCGCGGCTTCTAAAAGAGCAGTAGTTTTTCCAGTGTCAGAATGTCCCCTCAATAAAGTAATGTGACCCATTGGGATTCCAGGAATTTCCAAAGTTTCTTGAAATGCAGTAGACAAAGGTATCCATTTAGGATCCTTAAATTTTATAGATGATGAAGACAAATTTTTTGATTTTTTAAATTTGTCCAAATCGAATTCACTTTTTATAGCATTCGATATCTTACCAGTAAGAGCTTTCGCCATAACTCATTTATATTTAAAACCCATTAAAAATCAAATAACTTATCTATCTCAGAGTCTATGGTAGTTTTAGTGGTACTAAGAGAAAACTTAGGCTTAATAGCCTCTTCAGTTTTTTCCCACGGTAAATCTCCCTGCTCCTCCGTCTTAACAACTACAGAGTCCGCGTTTTGTTTAATTTCCTCTTCAGGATTTAAATGGGACATTAAAGTACTTTTCATTTCTTCAAAAGTATACTTTTTAAATTGAGTCATGGGATCAGGCTGAGTTGTTAACCACAATTTCACTTTTGCTGCATCATCTGAAAGAGGCGTTGCCTTTGTTCTAACTCTCACACTAGAAGTATTGTAAGACAAACCAGTAGTTTCCTTTCCCTGAACGTCTATTAGGATGTCTCGTCCCTGAATGGGGTCAGTAAAATCGCCAATGTCTTCATCCTCTGTGAAAGCTAGTAAATCCATATACACTTGCTTTCCAAATCCCCAAAGTAAAACTCCCTTGTCTTCTTCACCACGAACTATAACAGGAGCGTACACTCTCATTTTAGGTTCCAATTTTTTGGCTAATTGCCAATCTTCTTTTATCGAAGATTTTCTAAGACCTTGAGAAAACTCCACAATTGGATCTTTTTCTCCAAAATTGGATAAAGCGATCATTGTATTTTTGTTTCCAATTCCGTAGTGAAAATACAATTCTTTAAACGGATTTGACTTGTTGTATGCTGAGGGAACTATGCGCACTTGATGTTTTCCAACTGATGGAGCCCACAAAGTTTTTACTAATTCTCCTCTCCCCGCACCACGAGGGTTTTGTAAAGCTGCTAAACGAGCTTTTAATGATGATAAATCCATGACTTTTTGTTGTTTTTATTGATCGAATATAATCTATTCTGGAGAAAGAAAAAATATAAAATTCAAGTTATACAGTTATTATTTTGTATATCTTGGTATTTAACTTGCGTAATTCATCCCCTTGGGTTAGGAGAATTGAATTTTTATAATCGGCCCACTGAATGGGGAATTTAGAATCTAATCTGCCACCATTTAAGGACTTAATTAGGGTATTTAAAGCGTTTATTGTATAAAGTGTATTGGATTCTTTTTTTCGGTGTAAAAGTATGGTGTTATCCAATATTTTTGTTCTATTCTCATCTACCTCTATATTATAAGTGCACATGAATTCCTTTGATTCCGGGGATTCCAGAACAAATATTTTTTTGTACATTATCCTGTACTCTCTATTTATGTCTCTTATTTTTTGGTCCAAATCGTCTTTAACGACAAAGCTACAAAATAATCTATTCATGAGGGCATCTTGCGTTAGTTCAACTGTTTTTTCTTCGCTCATAACTATTGAATATAAATATTAATTTATTTTGTTGAGGTAATAATTGATTCCATATTTGTGTTTAACAAGCATATTTTCTGATTCCAAAATGTTTTTTATGTCCAAAAGTACATTCTTTCCATCTTTTAGGCTAAAATCAAACAAAAAAGAGTCATAGGTGATTAACAGGAGCTTCGTGGACAGCTTATTATCGATTAAATATTGGTTTATACGTTCTATCCTTGACACATTGGCCACAGTCTCCAGATTCTGCACTAGATAGTTAAATAATTTCAATCTATTCATTTCAGGGGAATATTTTATGATTCTCCCCGTGGGAAGTGCAACAGCTCTTTGTTTTTTATAAGACTCCCAAAGATCTTCAGTGTAAGATTCCAGCTTAGCAAAAAAGTCTATATGTATATACTTAGGATTTATTCCTCCGTAAAGCTGCTTAAAAGTTATTGATTTCGATTCTAAATATTCTTCTTGGGTGAGTTCATCTTTATCAAAATAAAGTCTGCCCAATTCCGTATGAATTGAAGCATTTTTCCACTCATGACCTATCAAATTACCAATCAATCTAAGATGGTATGCGTCGAAATCAAACTCCACAAAATAATCATTACTAGAAATAAAACACTCTCTAAAATCTTTATTTTTCGGAATTGCCAAAAAATTTATTCCGTTAAATGAATTTGTTGGTCTTTCTGTTAAATTATACAAATTATAATAAGATAGCACAAATTCACCAATTTTTGAATAATTCTCTTCTACAAATTTATATTTTGATGCAAATTTTACTTGATCAATTTTTATTGGATTTTTTTCTACGGAAGCGTACGCTGAAATTAATCTATTTTGAAAATCAGTATTAGCTTCAAGACCAAAAAATCCCTTTACAGATTCGTACAAACATCGACATTTTTCGTAATGTTTTGCAACAGGAATTAATTCATTTACATTAGGAAATTTGTGAAATTTAGAATAAAAGTTATTATGCAATATAGTATTACAATTTCCAAATTCATGACTATTTGTTTGATCCAACCTTATAAAATTAACATCCACGGAATTTTTTAAATCTAAAAAATAAGAGTGATATTTTTTATCCAGTAAATAAATTACTTTGTGCGAGGATAAAAAATTTTCTACATCTTTTAGATCCAGAGAAAAGGTTTCCGAGTGCTTAAATGGAAAAATGTATCCTTTATTTCCGTCGTGATAATATAATAAGCTCGGATAGGATAATTTTGGATGAAAATTGTCATTACCGCATATTAACTGTATGAAACATTCTTCACTTGGTTTCATACAATCAAATTGATCTTTAGTTTCTACTATAAAATACACAATACAACCTCTATTTTGTTCAAATTTAAACAAATTAGATAATAAAGTAAAATTTATTTAAGAGGTGGGCTTCGAGAATTTAGAATAATTTCCACCTATAAAATCAATCAATCCAAATAAATTGACATTAGTGGCTTCCACCAACCTTTTATTTGTGTCAATAATTCCCGCCCTAACATCATATTGACTTATCCTAATTGAATTTAGTGGACCGGTCAATTTCCACGCAATTTGTGCCACTTGTAACATGGAAATATCGTAAGATGGATTTGCAGAAATAATGTCCTGATACTGCTGTGGGGAAATTTCCTTTACATATCCATTATTGTTTACCTGCTTACCAAAATATCTAAGTATGTAACCGAGATCGTAATCGCTTTGTATTGGATTTGGAAAATACGACACTAAAGATTTAGTTCCTGAGGAAACTAAATTTGTACTTTTAATCATTTGATTTATAAAACCAGGCGTATTGTTGGATACTTTACTCAATTCGTACAATCCAATATTTGAATCGTCAAATGGAGCAGAATTTTGTAAAGGTTCGTTTGGTCCAAGCGCAGGATTTGCTCCGGTAAAAACCTTTCCATCGTAGGTGATGTAGTATAAGCCCACGTATGATTTACCGTTCAAATAAAATTCTCCCCCCTTAGTAATTTGGTTGGGTATTATTTTAAAAGCTGGATAGTATCTTACTGGCATGATTAGGGTTTATTTGATATGTGAACATGAGTACTATGACCTTTGAATGGATAAGTAAGTACAACTTTTGGGTGACCCGATTCTCCCGTAACTGGATTTTCCACGTAACCCAATATCACCAACTGTTCAACGAAACTTGGAACATCTGTATTACTTGGACTTACCGCATTTCCATTTATTATGGCAACATCCACTGCATTTCCTATGGTATGTCTGCTCAAATTTCCGCTGCTCGTATCTATTTTATGGCCCGTTATGGCGGTCGTGATAGTCACAATTAATCCAGAATTCAAAGCGGCAGTATTAACATCTGATAATAATTGAGGATTAATATCATCGTTCATGGGATTTCCCAAAAAAGTACTTCCACCTAATTTTATATTAGAATATAAACTTGAATTCACTGCAGGGTAATTTGAATAATTTTTTAGTCCTTTAAAACTATCTATGGCTAAAGTCGAATCATCATTCAAAACAGGAGAATTTATTTGAGAATACGATGTATTCAATTTTCCAGTAGAAAAATCCTCTTTTCTTTTTAAAAAAATCATTTGACCTTTTATTTCAGTGATCCAAGTGTTAGATGATATATTATGAGTAACTCCCACAGTGGCAAATCCAACTTTTTTGTATATGGGAGTAAACTGATTATTTGTTTGTTGAGTCAGGCGCGCTGAAGTGTAGGTGTACGGTAACATCATTTCAGGAATTGTAAATGCTTGACCCATATAAAATCCTGAAATACCATCTAAAGAAAAATGCGCAGAAACGGGTATCATTGTCGATGCGCGGGTGACTGGATCTTCATTTTGTACTTTTGTTATTCCGTTTATATAAAAATTTGTAGTTTGCGATATGTTTTCTTTTGATGGTTTAAAATCTTTTCCGTAGAATGAATATATTGTATTGTTAAACAACACGGCAGAATCTATTAGAGAATTCGACGGATTTTTTGATATTTTACTAGAATCTTCATTTTTAACAGGGATATACCTATCTTTATAAAGGGTATTGTACACACCAAAACTACTTGCATTTTTTCCCAAACCCGCCTGATCTGAAGTATTTGAATTGGCAGATATTGCTATCATGTTTCCCAATTTTGTACCAACTTCAGTTTTAATATTAATGCTTCTTGCTATAGACTGTTTTCCGTAAACCGGGATTTCGTCGCTTGGTGAATTAGACATGTTAATAGCAGTATCACTTACAGCGTTTGATACCATTTTTTGTGACTCTGGTAAGGGTTGAACTTGATCATCGACTATAGCAAATGTATTAGAGGAATCAAAATACGCAAATCTAAAAGAATTTAAAGTGCCAAAATAATTATTCAGATCTTTTAATATTCTTTCAATAAATGGTTTTAAATAAACACTATTTGTACCATCACTTTGTGTGTATTCTTGTATAGTATCCATTAAATATTGAATAGATATTAAAATTTTCATAGTTTTTCCTTTATACACTCCACTATTTTTGCCAGATTCTATTCTGAATTTTGGTAAATCTTTAGATATAAAATCATCAGTACTAGGATCAAATAATTTTGTTTTCGTTTGAGTATTTAAATTATCTCCAGTATTTTTAGATATTGATTGCGCTTTTATGTAATTTCCATCTAACACATTAGGAGGAAATATTTTTTTATAATCATTTAAAGAAGTTTGCATTGGAATTAAAAAATCAAATACATTAGTACTAAATTGCGTAGGTTGAGATAAACACAAATTAGTTTCTGGATTATAATCTATATAAGTAAGAGGTTTTATAACTTTATTAGAAGAATTTGTAGTTGATCCTTCAACTTCTACTTGATCTTTAATATTAGAAACTTCTGATATTGTTCTATCGTAAATTGTTGACAAATTATTTAATAACATCAATAAAAATCCAAATTGTATATACACTGGAAATAAAATCTGTATATCTCCTTCGTTAGACGGATTTGTGCTATAAGGTAAAACATAAGTTTTTAATAAATCTTTATAATCCACTTTGAAAATTCCATCGGGATTTTGTGAATTTTGCCCCGGTTCATGACCACCCAATATCCCGCTTGCAAAACCGTACTTAGAAAATATTTTTAATTTTACATCGTCTTTTGCATTATTCAAAGAAGATACATATTGTTCATTAAGTCCAAATCCACTATCATCTGTAATTTTATCATCAACCAAATCTCCTATAAAATTTTTAAACACGCCCTCTTGAAATAATTTTGTTAAAAATGATCTATTTTTTGATTCTGCTAAAGAAACTACAGATATTTTTTTATCGGATATAGATCCAGAATTTGTTGTGTAAAAATTAGAAGATGCTTTATTTAAAGCATATAATTCTATAGATTTTAAAGAAAATTCTATATTAGATTGGTATTGAAGTGCGTATTTAACTTGATTTGCAATGGCTTCTTCATCCACAGCTGCGGGTTCTACTTTTTGATAACCAACTTGTTGTTCCGCATATTCTGAAGGTTCAGGAGGTGTCGCCGCAGCATTTGCAAAACTTACTTTGTTTATTATGGCGACATCGTTAGTTTCAATATTTACGAAAATATTCATTTTACCCTTTTTAGAATAAAGGGTATTTTGATAAATTCCGTTTGATACTGCATTTGTAAAAACCTCAGAGGCGTTAGAATTTTTAATTATATAAAAATACGGTACATCAACCGTTAATGAATATTTCATGAATAATTTTGGAGCAACTGTGGTAGTCCTTTGATTATTCGCATTATTATAATTAAATTTGCTCATAGACAAAGAAACCAAAGAAAATTGATGATCTATGTCTGTTTGTTGCGCATTTAAAAAATTAACTATTGTGTCTTCAATAGAATTTCCAGAATTATATTCAGACCCAAAATTCATTTTTATCATTGGAACTCCCAACAAACTATCACTGTATAACTTTTGAGTAAAACTATCAGCTATCTTTACAAAAGAATTTTCGTTTGATGAATTACCTTGGCTAAGCGCTGAAATGAATGGGTTATCAACACCCAGACCTAGTATATTTTGGGTGGTATTGTTTATTAAATTTCCTAGATTCGGTTGTACAGGATTTGAACTTTCGTCAAGCAATTGAATTTTAGGGCTTTCATTTTGTTGTGCTAGTGTTAAAGCCACATAAAAATATGCATCGTCTGGTTTTGAATTTAACCCTTCTGAAGCTGCATTCGCTATATCACTGCTATATATTATTTGGCTTGGAGAAGATATCGGACCGACGAACATTGGAATATCTATTTCTATTTGTTGATATTTTCCTGGTGATGAGGATTTTAATAATTCTTCATATGTATTATATGTTGTGAAATCAGAAGTTATTTCAGAAATAGTACCCAAAAATCCACCGCCGTACGGTTGTATATAATATCCGCCTCCCAATTGAACTGAACCATAGGATGACGTAGGTTCAATTAAATATCTCCAAAAAGATCCTCCATAATTATTAGACCATTTAGAAGCTTGATTAAATATATTATTTAAATAAGATGTATCTATTGTTACAAATGTATTGTATTGATTTTGACTTTGACCAGATAAATAAGTTTTACTATCCCCTAAAATTGTTTTTATAGATTGGATTGAATATAAATTACCATCAATTCCATTTTCAGTAAATTCTTTATTATATCCCCCTTTAGAATCTGTATAATATTGTAAAATAGTTATTGGACTATTTGATGCACTAGTTAAATCGTCGTAAGATAGTAATTTACCTTGCTGTTGTGCATTTTTTATCTGAGATAGTTGTTCCGCGCTTTTTTGTGCTATATCTGAATTTGTTGCATTTGCATTTGCTTGAGCCAACAAATGAGCTAAAGTTTCAGCATATATTTTTAACTGTTCTTTTGCTACTTCCGGTAATGTCGCATCGTGATTTATTTTTATTGATTCTCCTATTGTTCCCAATCCAATTACTCGTAAAGAACAATCATAACCCCCATCTTGATTATAACTAAAATCAAAATTACTCACCAATCCAAGCATAGCATCATAATTTCCTTCTGTGGATCTTACATTTTTTGTGATTTGTAAATTTATACTTTCTTTAGTTTGATTGGGAGCAAAAGGATCTATAGAATATAATTCAGAATAATCGTATATAGGATTTTTATTCGTTAAATTAAGTTTAGTGAAAACTGTATTTCCCCACTCTATTAACATGCTATACCCAAGTTTAAAATACAATGCGTCGATTATGTCTAATTGCATTTTATCCCAAACTTTAAAATTAATAGTAGCCATTCTAACAGATCCCAATCTACCTTGAGTTTCTATTCTAGCGTCAGTAATTCCCGGCATTGGTCTATAACCATAATTTTGAACTTCTGAAGACCCTAAAATTCCGTAGGATCCATCCGGACTTAAACCCGATCTTAATTGGTAATTGGGGGGATTTAAAGATTGAGCACTATTTTGAGAAGGATTTAAATATTTAGAAGTTCCACCGTAAAGAATGTAATTTTTTGCTAAACTAGTTATGTCTGATAATGTGCTTCTTATTTCTGGATCCAATAAATTTTTAAAATAATCTAGATCTGATGCTGTAACATTAACGGAAGACACCACTCTTATCCATGCAGTTTTATTAGCTAAATACAATAAATTATCATCATCCCTATGACTTAAAGAGTTAACTGTATATCTTGCAAATAATTGATTTTTTAACCAAGTCGGCATTGCTGCCCCCAGTATATTAGTTATTTTATTATCTAAAGCCATTTACCTAACTGTATTTATTTGATTGTAACTATTGATAATTGGTAACACATTCGATGGAATTCTTAATTGTGTACCTGGGGGAGGATATATAGAATCTCCAGGAAGTGAATTGGCTGATGCGAGTATCCACCAAAAATCAACATCCCCGTAATAATTTTGTGACAATAGATCTAAACGATCACCTAAAGTGGTTATAACATAACTATCATTGTCGGATAGCGGAATGTCAGGATAAACGCTATTTACATACAACACACTTCCCGTATTGTAAGAATTCGTGGTCGATGTATTTTGATATCTATTGTACATTATTCTATCAATTAAAAATTAGAAGCAAAGCTAGTAAAACCTGGAGCGGGTGTAACGTTTTCCAATGGAACTATATCTGCGGTTTTTGTTGTACCTACTGGTGGATTAATAAAATAGTAATTTTTATTTCCTCCCGACCATCCAATTATAGCGGATCCTGTCACAGCTCCAGATGTTGAATCTATCGTATTTCTTCTTGGAAGATCATTAAATATTGGTTTAAAATCAATATCAACATTTATCATTTTTGGAAGCTGATAAAAATTTCCATCTAAATTTGTTTCCCATGTTGTATTTTCTTCGATCGATAAATTTACATTAGTTAAAAAACCGGGCATTCTGTATAAATAATCTCCTATGGTAACCTTAACAAGAGGAGCTCTCATAATTCCGCTATTAGAGTAGTCCGGATATACTTGAGAAACTAAGTAATTTAATTTATTGTATAGTGGTATTAATTCGTCCTTTGAAAAAGCTACAATTTTAAAACCAAAACCTATCGATCTATTAAACCCTTGATATGTGTGAAAAGTTTCTCCCCTACCCATGTATTTAAATGAATTCAATTCTGCTTGATGACTATCACTAATTCCTCTGGTTAGGAAAGCCCTAAAATAAAGTGGCACAGATTGACCTGGATTATCATTGCTCATGCACTCAAAACCAAATTTTATCATATCATCATTTTCCGCTCCTTGGACTATATTTTGAAAAGGATCTTCACTCACAAGTTTTAAATTAGTCATATCAGCATTCATCTTATCCACAGATGCACTAGTATAAAATCTAACATCAACTCCTTGTTTTTTCGTCCACAAATAACTACCAGAAGGAGCACCTGTCGTGTACCTAAAATCATTAAGTATAGTAGAATTTCTATTTCTAGTTCTTGTACTATTTGCAATAGTTGCAGCTGTATTATTTTGAGCACTTCTTATGTCCTCGTAAGTCATAGTAAATACGTTTGGAAATAAATCACTCGTTACATCACTATCAGTTAAATTGTAAGCGTCAGAACTATTTACTGCTCTAGCTATTGTTGTATTTCCTATTCCATAAGAAGATCCTGGACCTCCAGGATAATCAAATAGTAAAGAAGTTTTAGCCGATATTCCCAAACTTATTGCATTGCCAGAAAGTTCTACTGTTTGATTGGCTGAAAATCCTGAAATTAATTTGCTGACTTGCAGCATTAATAACCTATTTATTTGGGTTAAATCTGTACCGGGTCCAATAGATATTTGTTGACCCACTACGTCTGTATAATATCGTGCATTTGTATCTATTGGTACATCACTGCCATCGTAAGGTATGTGAATTCCAGTTCCCGATGCAATTACTTGAGCTAATAAACTTCTTCCCTTGTTATAGTATTTGTTATTATTCCCAGTTGATGTATAAGGTAATTGTCCACCTTGACCTATAAGGACTCCCAATAATCCCTGCAATCCATTAAAAACCGCAGACGGGGCTCCTGTTTCCATTAGCGGATTAGAAGCCACCAAACCCAACTGTTTTTGTATAAATTGTGGACCTCTTGGTGCGTCTTTTAAAAATTTTTGTATTCTATCTTTATCTATTTGTGCAGCTAAAGTATAACTAAGATCTCCCGCATTTCCAGTTAAAGAGCCTCCCCTTATGGGATAATCCAATCCCGTATTATTATTCTGCCAATAATCAGTTATAAGAGGTGTAGCTAAATTTGACGGTATGGGAAAAGTTTCATAGGGTTGACCTGAATTTCCTCCACCCACTCTGTCCATTCCAAATTTCAGATCTTTTAAATTAGTTTTTAAATCAACTAATCTCACAACTCTTTGACCGTATCTTGGAAAAGTTGGTGCAGGAGGTCCTGGTTGGTTTAAATTTGATAGCGACGGATTCGGCATTGTTAATTTTTAATATATTCTCCTATGTGTCCTGATTGATGATCCATTAGTGGTGTATGAGATTCACTCATCACTTTTGTTAGAGTTTTACCCGATATAGGATCTACATAAACTGCAATATTGTTATTTACTATTGGTTTATTTCCTACTGTCGTAGTAGATGAAGCTAAGGGAATTTGAGTATTTGTGTTTACTGGATTAATTCCTCCCATGTCTGAAGCGTTTATAGAAGCTCCACCACCTCCTCCGCTTCCGCCGGCGGAGATACTCGCTAATGTCGCTAAAAGTACTGGTATTAAACCTAATCCTATGGGTCCAAGCCACGAAACCAATTTTGCACTAGCATCTGCTTCATCGAGCGCAAGTTGTTCTGTAGTCGTTACTTTTCTAGTAGTATCTAATATATTCCCTTCTTCGTCAAGCGTAAGTTCTGTAATTTTAGTTTGTAACTTTCCTCTTTCTAATACGGCTGTTTGTGCCGCTAACATTTTTTGTCTTACACTATAAGCTACTATTCCGCCTATTACCGTAGAAACAGCAATCAAAGTGCCTTTAAGATTTTCTATATTACCTAAAAATTCTAAAACTTTATTTGCAGCGTTTGCCAAACCTTCTGTCATTCTTCCAACTTCGTCTGCTATTCTTTCTTGTAAAGCTGCTTGTTTTTCTTGTACAGATGCTTTTTTAGCGTCTTCTGCCGCTTGTTCACCCATTATTTTAGATATATCTTCAAATTTTAGTCCCCTTTTAACCAAAGCATCGTATTGTTCTTCTTGAGAAGCCGCGGCTAAATTTCCTAATTCATTTTGTTTTTGTTGAGTTCTATATATCTCGTCTAATTGATCTTTAGAAAGTCCTAAAGCTTCTGCAAATGACTGTTGTTGGAGCACATTCATCTTATTATATTCTCCAAAACTCATCATTTTACTGTTCAACTCTTTCATTAAACCATCAGTATCGTGATTCAACGCAAGCTCTCTAGCTTTTGATAGGTTTAAATCTTTTCCTGTTAACAATTGAGCTTCAAATTCTTTAGAAATACTTGATTCGAAGTCCAACATGGAATCTCCAGCTTTGGCAATTGTATCCAAAGTAGTACCCATTTTTTTAGCTTCAATAACTGATTTAGTTAAAGCCGTTAAATTACCGTTAAAATTATTAAATATTGTTGCCGAAACTTTAGATACGGCTTCCAGTATCTGTTTCTCGCTCATGTTTATTTTTAATCTACCTGCTTCCGCTTTACCTATTCCAACTACAGTCGCGTAAGATTGAGAAAGAGTAGCACCATTCTTAGCAGCAAAAACCTGTAACATTTCCATGCTTTCTGCGCTGGCGCCAATTCTTCTTTGGAGCTGAGACGAAGTTGTTAAAAATTCTGCGTTTGCGGGC